TCTTTCGTAGTTCGTTCGGGAAGCACCAAAGTGATGTTCACATTATTGTTGACAGTGCTATTGTCAACATTCGTGGTATTATGGTCACCATTGACGGCTACACCAGTTCCAGCAACAGCGCCGGCGCCAGAAGCAGCTGCACCTCCTTTCTTGTCATAATCTTCTTTCAATACAAACTCCTTCAGTTCATTTTTCATTTCATGACCACAAGCGACTTTCCTGTGTCTGGCAGCATTGCCACTATATCCCGTTTTATAACCACAACCACAAACATGTAATGAGAATTTGAACGTTTCTGTATTCATAATCTTTTTATATATTTCGTCATATATATTAAGTTATTCTTAAAAAAACAAAAGGATACTATCATTAAAATACGGCACACTAGTGAAAAGGATAGTATCTTTTTATTTTTTTTTTAAATATTTATTTTTTATTTCTTACAGAAATTATATACATGAGCAAAGCACCATTCCACGTCTGTAAGAGTATCAAGACACATGGTCGTAGTGCACGAGGGGTGCTTTTATATTATAGCATGTCAGATTTATCAAACAGCAGATGCGGGAGTCAGTTTATCCTGGATGAGAGTCTTCTGCAGCTTCGTGTAATTCCAAGTCGTTACTTTTCCAACGCTATAAGCCACCAGCATAAGTGCGATAAAACAGATATATGCGGAGATGCCGGCAAGAGCAAATCGATATGCCAGTGAATCCCACTGGAAATACCAGTTCTTGTAAATGCTGTATGCGGCTCCAGCGAGCACAAGTGCCCACCAAAGGAACATAACCAGGAATTGCTTCATCCACAGCCAAACACGCGACCCGATGGAAGAAGTTCCGTTTGATCCGCGAGTTCCCCAGCTCACGTCATACATCGTAAGCATTGCGGTGATCCTCGCCGGGATCATGACAAAAAAGTAAACATATGTATAAAGAACGAAAAAGAATGCCCGAATATCCTTGGCGCGAATAGCAAAGTATGCACATTTGATCAGTGCGACGGTCGTGCTGACGAGGGCGGTTGCGATTTGAGCCCTTGGGTCGGCTTGGATCATCACTCGAGAAAACAGATAAATGATCAAGAAGAAATAGGTAATTTGATACATACACTCAAATGCCAGCCAAACATTGTGACGCCATGCGCAGCCGACAGTCCACCAAATTTCGCGACAGAAAGATTTGCTCCAACGTGTCTGCTGGACAAAGTATCTCATTACCTTTGTGGGACTGTCGCTCCAACCGACAGCACGAGGAGTATATACGATCTTCTTACCCTTCATCAGGACTTCGTTGGTCAAACGGCGATCGTCACCATAGGTACACTTCTGCCCCAAAAACTTCTGAGTGATCCAGGGCTCCTTGATCTCCTTGATGATGTCCATGGTGTATGCTCCGAGAGGTCCTCCCACACACTGAACGGTCCTCCAAAATGACTGTGCACTGCGCTCGACGTTGAAGGCGCTCCAATATCTCCAGTGGACGAGCATAGACAGCAGGGTGTCCGTGTTCCAAATCTTGCATTCACCGGCAACGGCTTGGACCATGGGATCGCAAGCGAAAGGATATACTACTTCCATAATGGCGTCCTTCTCGAGAACCGTGTCACTGTCAATGAGCACGACGGCGTGAATGCTGGGATCCATGGCGGCCAGTTGAAATCCCGTATACAGGCACTCGCGCTTTCCACGATGAGGTTGTGCCACGCAAATATTGCGAGAAAAGTCGGGATGAATTGCGGCCCCATCCTTGTTCTCCGCCTCGCACAGCACCATCTTCGGCGTTTGGATGTTGTCGTTATACACCTTCTTGTATACCTCTGTCATCTTCATGTCATCCGGTTCATCTCCATCGATGACACAAATCAACCGGGCAACATTTCCATATTCGGAGTCGCGAACTGATTCGAGACACTTCTGGAACATGAACTCGTCCTCACGATATCCCGCGATGATGACCGCGACTCTGATGTCCTTCCAGCCCTCTGGGCGAAGAGCGACCCATTTGCGCAGACGACGCAGGTTGAGCTCGGAGAACAGAACCTGAGCAAGGAAGAACGAGAACACGAATATACCATAACCACTGATGCTCCAAATGGTCGTGACTCCTATATTCCAATGCAATACATATCCAGCAATGGCCGGTGCTAAGATGAGCAAAGCACCTCCGATTGCAAAAATATTAGACAGCACGTATGTGATCATCTTGGTGTCACCCATGATTTAATTTTAATTTAATCTGGTGATGCCCGGCATCATTATATGTTTATTTCATTACCAGGGGCAAATGACTTCCGCCCATCTACATCAGGAACAAATGACATTTACCAGGGTCAAATGACTATTGTAATTAATTAAATTAATTATTTCATGTAAGTTGTATCTTATAAATTTTAATAATTCGTAATGTCTTCTAACTTTGTGACGGTAGACATTGAAACAAATACCGACAACTCCATCGGCAGTTTCCCATATAACAACAAAATCGTTACTACTAAAAATTCCACAAAAATGAAATATAAAATCATCATTGGCGTAGCAGTGTTTTGTCTTCTTGCAGGTGGTGCCACCGGGGCGGGAATTCTTTTGAGTAAAGACGCGAACGGGTCGCCTCCTTCGCCACCTTCGCCGATTGATCCAGACAACCCTCCGGATGGCCCTTATTTATACGAGCAGCCCCCGTTCATCCCCAAGGATGGTTTCGAAGCCATGTGGTGGGACGAGTTCGATGGCGACGAAATCGATCGTTCCAAATGGTATGTTCAGCCAGACGTGGTTGATCATTACACAACTCGGAGAGAACTGCAGCATTACATAGACGACCAAACTACAGTGGATGTGTATAATGGAACTTTGAACATCATTGCGAATAACTCCAATGGGGTGCAATACGATGAACAAAATCCCAATTATGACCAAACATATTATACATCTGCTCGGATTGACACCAATCGTACCGGAGGGAATTGGAACCCGGGGATGTTTGTAGATAATTCTACATGGTCAACTATTCGTATCGAATCTCGGCTCAAAGCACCCAGAGGACCTGGAGTTGTTGGCGCTTTTTGGTTGCTTCCGGTGGTGGAAGAATGTCATGCCGAAATTGATATATTCGAAACACCGAGGTGCACCAGCATATCCGTAGGATCATGGGTAACTCGAGACGACTCATATCATAAAAATGGCTTCATGAAGAAGGAAAATTATGACAGGTTTTGCGATGAGTATGTTGTATATGCCGTGGAATGGTCTGCAGATTCGATCTCGTTTTATGTCGACGACGAACTTATTGGAACTACCGATGTTGGAGCTTGGTATGGCAAATGTTCCGAAGCAAATGATCCTCTTGCTCCATATGCAAACAGACCATTTTATATAATTATGGATGTTTCTGTGGGGAGTAGATGGTCGGGAGTCCCGCAGAATGATATTTTTCCTGCAATTATGAGTGTTGATTATGTTCGCGTATCCGGTATTCGCGATTAATTTATATGTAAAAACACGTAATAAATATCAAGAGAGAATGTACATGAATATAGTCATCCGAGGTCATATCAGGAATGCGTTCGAGTCAGAAGAATTGTACGAACTATTGAAATGTATGGCAGACAAATACGACATAAAAATATTTATTCACACGTGGAATAAGAAACAGAACACTTTGTCTTGGCGCCACATCGAAGAAGACTCGACGCCGGTCACTACGGAACTTATTCGTTCATATTTCAAAGACATTTTTGTACATGTCAAAAAAATAATCATAGAATCAGATTCCGACATAGAACTTCACGGAAATGTCGAAGGAAAACTAGCGTCAAGTCGGACGAGTCTTCTTGGGTGGAAACGATATGTGTATGGCCAGCATAGAATTATAAAGCATGTGTATGATTCGATCGAAAAGAATGAATTTTTATTGAATATACGCTTTGATTTGTTCACTAACTCGTATGTGTTTCCACTCGAAGAGATTACAAGCTTTATCGAAAACAATTATGACAGAACGCATCGCCAGAATAAATTTTTGAGAGACGGTAATTTCTGCGGAATTGACAATATTACAGTCGGATCCATAGAGTCCCAATATACATTGATATCAAAGATTCACTTCTGTCTCGATGATATTCTGGAATATCACCAGGATCTGAAACACCCAGAATTTGCTTTTCGGATAGCGCACACAATTCTTTCTACATGACAAACGACAAATTACATATTGACACACGTATGTATATAAAGGAGTATTGTATCTAAGATGTAAACACAAAAATGTGTGGCATCTTTGGTATCGTTTCAAACTCCTCCGCTGTCACAATTTCTATTGACGCGATCGAAAAGCTTGAATATAGAGGATATGACTCGTGCGGAGTGGCATTTAGTGATAACGAAAGCCTAAAAAGAATCAGGAGTATCAACGGCATCAAAGACCTTCGTGTTAAAACAGGAGGAGCAAAATCGAGCGTGGCAATTGCGCACTCGCGATGGAGCACGACCGGTGTGCCAAGTGTGATCAACGCACACCCGCACTTTTCCGTTAAGAATGATATTCATATCGCGGTCGTCCACAACGGAATCATCGAAAACTATCAAGATATTCGCGCGCATCTCACCGGGCAAGGGTTCGTATTTGAAAGTCAAACAGATACCGAAGCGATCGTTCATCTGATCCAATCATTGTATGAGGGTGACTTGCACAAAGCTACGAGGTGCGCCGTAAATCAACTGCATGGTTCGTATGCCATCGCCGTGATCTGCAACAAGAACCCAGACGTCATGGTCATTGCTAAAAACAAAAGTCCTCTGGTCATCGGCGTCAATCACGATGAGTCTTTGTGCGTGGCATCCGACCCCGTCGCAATGTCTCTGGCACGGGAAATCATGTATATAGAGGATGGGACTATTGGATACATGTACGACGGTAATGTGTTTTTGTTCGATGAAAATAACAACAGTATTGACGTTGTATACGAAAAAAACAACATTCTAGAAACTAGCACATCTCTCGGTAAGTTTGAACATCATATGCTCAAGGAAATTTATGAACAACCGGCAAGTATCAAAAGAACGTTCGACACCATCACGTCTTCTTCGGACATATTCGGTGAAGACTCGGACATCATTCTTAAAAAGGTAAGTGATGTCATCATCCTGGCATGCGGAACAAGTTATAACGCAGGGCTTATTGCAAAGAATTGGATTGAGACGATCTCCAATATGAGATGCGATGTCTTCATCGCGAGCGAGTATGAACCGAGAAACGTCCACGCCAACACGCTCGTCGTCACCGTTACTCAATCTGGGGAGACCGCCGACACACTGATGGCTCTGAAAAAGGCAAAGAATGCAGGAATGCTATACACTCTCACAATTTGCAATTCTCCCCGAAGCACGATCGCGAGGGAAAGTGCTCTCAAATTCACCACGAAGTGTGGTCCGGAAGTGTCGGTGGCTTCCACAAAGGCTTTTACGTCGCAGTTGGTGGGATTGTATGCTCTGGCAATCACCCTCTCGGGAAAGACTGATATGGGAATGTTGAAGTGTGTTCCGGATGCGGTGGAACGAACATTGTGTCTGATGGACGATGCAATGAAACAATGGGCGGACGAGATATACGAGAGCCACTCGGCGCTGTTTCTTGGACGTGGCCTTCACTCGGCGATCGCATACGAAGGAGCTCTCAAACTCAAGGAAATCTCGTATATCCACGCGGAAGGAATCTCCGCGGGAGAACTGAAGCACGGTCCACTGGCGCTACTCAACAAACCCGTTCCGGTTATTGTTAGTCTGGCAGACCACAGTTGCTTGGACAAACTATTGAGCAATATCGACGAGGTCTTGTCTCGTGGTGCCAAGGTATTTGTCATCACAGAACAACACATCAATATCCAACAACGTCATAATTTGTCGGTGATCCGAGTTCCGTTTATTTGCAAAATTCTCTCGCCCATCATTCACATCATTCCAATGCAATTGTTGTCTTATCACGTGGCGGTGAAATTGAACCGCAATGTTGACAGACCACCGATGCTCGCAAAAAGCGTCACGGTAGAATGAACATACTTTGTGTAAAACAACTTAATAATAATATATTGTAATATTACAATGGCCCTCGCAACTCCCGCACCATATTTCACGTCTCCCACTGGAAAACAAGCCGTATATTTTCACACGTCATGGGCTTGCTACGACAGAAAATTTTACCCCAAGAACCTTCCTATAGATAAGATCACTGATGTGGCACATGCTTTCTTCAATGTAGATTCGACCGGCAGGGTGTATTCCGGAGATGAGTGGTCTGATTATCAAATGCCTTTTAATGGCCCAGGTGAAGGTATTGACCCTCAGAATAAGTGGGATTCTCCTCCAGATCAATTGGGAACTCTCGGACAATTCCTCAAACTCCGAAAGCAGGGTCACAAATTCAACATGCATGCATCCGTCGGTGGGTGGAGCTGGAGCGGGAACTTCTCGCCTGCGATTTCCACGTCGGATAATCGTGAAAGGTTTGTAACATCTCTGGCAGGAATAATGAATCGATACCCTGGTCTGTTCAATAGTATCTCTCTGGATTGGGAATATCTCAGTGATGGTGAGAATTTTGGTTTGGGTGGAAATAAAACGAGTAAAGACGACCCTGCCAACTTCGTCAAACTACTCGATCTTATTCGTCGGAAACTTCCTGGTTTTAGAATCTCTATGTGCACGAGTGCCGCGCCAGAAAAATGGAAGTTCCCTGTGAAACAGATCAGTGACTTACTCGACGAAGTTCATGTAATGGGATATGATTTTTCCGATGGAAATTGGGGTCCAGGTCCCACCGCGGGGCATCACACCAATATTTCAAAGTCTCCATTCGTTCCATACTCCGCAGAAGTTGCGGCAGAGACTATGCTCGGTCTTGGTGTAGAACCTAAAAAAATTTTCATAGGCGTAGCATTTTATTCTCGTGGGTTTGGCAACACGGACGGGTTGGGCAAACCTTATACGACCGGATCGACTGATAAAACATGGGACGCGGGCAGTGTAGATTACAAGTTTCTTCCTCTCCCAGGTTCTACTGAAATGTGGGACCCAGTTGCGAATGCGGCATACTCATATGACCCGAAGAAACGTAATCTGAATTCGTATGACGAGCCGCGTTCCGTGAAACTCAAGTGTGATTATGTTCATGCGAAAGGGCTTGGCGGTGTATTGATATGGGAAGATTCCGCGGATCATCCTTATGATAATCCCAGATCTCTGATGAAAGTCATTCACGACAATCTCACACATGGTGGTGGCGATGGTAACAAACCAACTCCCGAACCTACTCCTGAACCCGAACCTGCTCCCAAGCCTAAGCCTGCTCCTAAGCCTAAACCTGCTCCCAAGCCTAAACCTGCTCCCAAGCCTAAACCTGCTCCCAAGCCTACTCCTACTCCTACGCCCACACCTACGCCTACTCCTACGCCCACACCTACGCCTACTCCTACGCCCACACCTACGCCTACTCCTACGCCCACACCTACGCCTACTCCTACGCCCACACCTACTCCTTCTGCTGGAATCTCAGGTGTTGATGGAGAACCTTTCTTCTTCAACGCCGGTGTGAAGATGAATTGTCCAGCTGGTCTTGTATGGGATTCATCTTCTAACTCGTGCAATTGGCCCAAGAAATAAATATTTTATTACATTATGATGTTGAAGAACATACTCGTAGCATTCATTGCCATAAATGCCATATTCTGGGGACTATTTCCGCACTCCGACCATTGTGCAGTCGCTTCTCTGATCACAAATTCCTGTCTCCCTCACTCTGTTCATGTGTCTATTGGCGTGATCTGTTTCATGCTCGCCGTTGTTATTGCTCAACAGAAGATGTTCTTTAAGTGAGTGTTTGTTTTACATTGTTTTGACATTACATCATTATAGTATCAAAATAATCATTGAAGGTACGGGTGCAACGCAACATCGGCCATAGAAATACGTTCCTTGGGATCTACGCAGATCATTTTCTTGAGCAAATCTTTGAGGTCGTCGCTGCATTTAGACGAGTCAATTTCGTTGTCTATGTATATTTGACTGGGAGTTATCGATTCGTCATCCTTCCGCATGTAAAAAAGGAATTCAAATGCGTAAATCGTGTAAAAAGTAACACCGAGCGAAAACACATCACTTTTTTTCCAGTCTGTATTACCTGTAGAATCACGAAGGCATGCGGCACTTTGTACTTCTGGGGAAATATATGCCAGAGTCCCGCAAATGTTAGTAGGTTTGGATGCAGCCTCTGCAGCCATCCCGAAGTCTGTCAGAACAACGGAAGAGAAGTCCTTGTTCACGAGGATATTTTCGGGTTTGATATCTCTGTGAACGATGTCCAGGGAATGAAGATAATTCATCGCGGATGTTATATTCTTGACAATCATCTTCATCTCGGCGTCAGAAGGCCCTTTCCTCTCCACATGAGTATACATATCTTGCATATAAAACGGCAGGACCATGAATCCAAGACCCTCGTCAACAAAATCCATGGGCTTAATTATGTTGGGGTGATCGAGACTTCTGAGGATCTCGTATTCTGCAGCAATCTCCCGTTTCTCCGCTTTATTTTGTGCCTTTTTGAGAACAACCTTTCCCCCCGTCAAGTTGTCTTTTGCCAATACGACGGTGCTAAACGATCCACCACCTATTATCATTTTTTCCGTATATCTCTCCCAACTGGGTTCGCCGGCGAAGCATGACCTGAGGAAGCGGGTGAACATTTTGTGTATGATTATTATGTTTCATAGTGTTCCGTTTTGATGTAATATACTCTTCGTATGACCGGGATCAAACGACAATGCCACCGCGTAATCTCAGGACAAGATGTATAGTGCTTTCTTTTTGAATGTTATAATCACCAAGTGTCCGTCCATCCTCGAGTTGTTTCCCGGCCCAGATCAAACGTTGCTGATCAGGCGGGATACCTTCCTTGTCCTGTACCATGGCCTTCACATTTTCTATGGTGTCGTTGGACTCTACCTCGAGCGTAATCGTTTTCCCAGTGAGGGTCTTGACGAAGATTTGCATGATACAATAAGACAATATTTTTTAATAACTTATGGTTGCTTTTTTAAACATATCAGCATGACTTATTCGGTTGACACCGCTATTCAAAAGCATCCCGGGAACAAGTGGCAAGTCACTTTGTATGCCGACGGACTCTGGCGAACTTCTTGCCACACGTCATTAGAAGAAGCACGAAATGCAGTGCGATATTTGTTGTCACAATTCGAGGGAAAAATAGGTTGCTAAGAGAACAGAAAAGTAAATATAATACGTATATATATAATACGTATATATACGATGGATAGATTGAGAAAGATTTTCAGCCCTGCGATAAACACGGAAAAGAGAGATTCCAAGAAACGCAAAGTGTTCCGTGATTCGAAAGGGCGCACGTATGTCATACAAGGCGATAAGAAAGTGTATGTAAAAAAGTTGTTCACTCCCACGGACACTACGCCGGCGAAGACTACGCCAGCGAAGAGCCCTGTGATAAACACCGGGAAAGTGAATGCCAAGGAACGCAGAGTGTTCAAAGACTCGAAGGGACGCGCGTATGTGAAACAGGGTGATAAAAAGGTGTACGTGAAAAAACTATTCACCCCCATGAGAAACTCATCGCCGGTGAAAAACACGCCAGCAAAGAGCCCTATGATAAACATCGGGAAAGTGAATGCCAAGAAACGCAGAGTGTTCAAAGACTCGAAGGGACGCACGTATGTGAAACAGGGTGATAAAAAGGTGTACGTGAAAAAACTCTTCACCCCCATGAGGAACTCATCACCGGTAAAAAATACGCCTATGAGTCCGGGGATAAACATAGAAAGCGTGGACTCTCAGAAACGCAAAATATTCAAAGACTCGAAAGGTTTGTATGTGATGCAGAATGGCAAAAGAATGTATGGTGTGAAGGAAATGTTCACTCCCCCGAGGATTGTATCACCCGTGAGAAGTCCTAAACGTCAAACAACACCGGCGAAAGGGTGTGGTACTTCTCGAGGCCTCGGGCAAGTAACCAATACATGTTGGTTTAACTCTCCATTAAACGGATTCATACTTGCCGAGGGCACCTCAAAGATGATATTGGAACAAATTTCTAAGCTGAGTCCGACAAATATAATTTCGTTGTCGAAGAGCTTTCCAGAAGGTTCGTGCCCGCTGACATTATCAAAGAAATACATATATCACTATTTTATGAAAATACAGAGCAAACAACCGATCGTCGGTAGGTCTCAAAATGTGTCTGTAAACTTGATTGGGAAGCTATTCACCCCCAAAAGATTGTCCTCTCCAACTGCAAATGGGAGACGAGGAGGGCAAACGGGCATCGCAGCACTGCAAATCATGAAAATATTGTTCGGGAATGATAACATCGTATATCTACCAGAATGGCAAAGTTTTGTTCCAAATGGGATTGGAAATCGACGGATTTTGTATAGGTTCGGCCCTCCCTCGGGTGAATATAGGACGTTACACTCGCAACCCATGTTCATGAAATCACGCGACGGTGAAACGCGATTCGAATTGTCTCACATGGTGTATACGGTGTCAATCTCTGTAGGGCCTCACGCTGTAGTCGCGTATATGTGCGGCAATAAAAGGTACATTTACGACGCTAATAAATCTAAAAATCTTGAAGTAGATTGGTCAAATCCCAAAAATATCAAAAAGATCTTGAAGTATTCCGACGCGTCTGAGGTCAAATATGTTACGTACACACTCTATGTCCGTAAATGATATTTGTCATTGGACCGTATCGCGAATTTACAGTGACTCGCTGATATATTATTTAAATAATGTTTGTATATCACAATATACATGTCTAACAATAATAACAACGCGTCAAAAGGAGCAAAAATAGTACTGTTCTTTTTTGAAATCCAAATGAACCTGAAGATGTATCATTGGAATACAACTCAGTATTCCAACCACAAGGCGACTGACAAGTTGCTGGACAAACTGTCTGATTTGATCGATAGCTTTATTGAAAAATACATAGGTGGACATGCAAGACCCGTGATGAAGTCCGGGAGCAACGTCCTCATCCAAAACATGACCAAGACTAAATACGTAAAACTTTTGAAGACGGCTCAAGAATATTTACGCGGAGACTTAGAAAAGATCATATCCAAAAACTCTGAGCTTCTCAACATCCGTGATGAGATGCTTGGAGAACTAGATCAGGCACTTTATTTTTCAACTTTGAATTAGTCATCGTGGTTTAATCATTTATGTTGTATATTTCAAAATTATTAAGCTATTTTCTCGTCAATATATTTA